CATGTATACGGGTCTTCTTGGTCTGACCAGCGGATCAACATGGGATTTAGATATGTTTGCCCGTAGTCGTTTGTGCCAAACACCAGTACAAAACGGCTGGCGTCTGAAACAATAAGAAAGTTCTGGAAGAGGGGTGTGTCGGCATCCCCGGCGTCTGCCAAGTCAACACCGCGCTGAGAGATGCGCTGAATACCAGATTGACCACCCGTTGTGGTGATTGGTACGCCGCCAATAGACGTAGCCACACTGAACGTGCCACCTGTGGAATTCACAACAAAGTAGACCTGACCTACGGTCAAACCAGTTGGCAAAGCACCCGTGGATGTAAACGTGAGTGTTGTGCCATCAGGAAACGAAAATCCTGTAGGCAGCGTAATAACGCCGGGGGCTGCAATAGAGATGGTGATCTGGATGGGGGAGAAACCTATGTTGGCACTCCAGTAGTAGATGCCTTGGCCACGTGGCCCGTAGATCAAGTCTTCGCCAAAGTTCTGCTGGTTCCACAACTGCAAAGAAGTAGAGTTGCTTGAGCCGTTACCCCAAGTACCACCGCCCCAAGTACCACCGCCCCAGCCAACCAAAGGGATTTGGTAAGACGGCCCAGTATTAGTCTCGTATTGCGTTACGACCGTACCACCGCCGGGAGAACCAGCAGCGTCTGTGGCGTTTGCAGTAGCGGCTACCGTGATTGTGTAGTTGTTGTCGTCAATAAACGTGATTTGAAAAGTGCCGGTTAAAACACCCGCCGTGATGTTGCCACCAAGCCCTACGATACCCCCACCGCTATAAGTAACAAAGTCACCTTGTACGCAACCGTGGTTGGTTTCAGAGACTGCTATAACGGCTGAACCATTGGTAGCCGTGAACGGGTTGGTCAGCGTGGTTGTTTTGCGGATGGGAGTAATGTCGTAATAGTTACCCCCGCTCATGATGTAGAACTTGAGATTCGTGCCTACGCCAACTAGATTAAGCGCCGCAAGGGTAATCCAGTTCCACAAAGAACGGCAAGTGCCAAGGAACACGCCCCCGGCAAAATTAGTCCAGCCACCAATCTTCTCGGGATTACCTTGACGAAAACGAATCTTGTCGCACTCATACCAACCACCCTCGGTTGTGTACCGTGTATTTTCCCGGTTAACCCCGGGCTTGAACAAGAATTTTTGTAGTGGCATTTTTAACCAACGTTGCGTTCAAAGTGAGGGCAATCCACCAATGACTTGAAGTTGCCGCCCCAACGGTTCTTGGGGTGCAAAGTTTCCCAGTAAGCACCCAATGGCGCAAGGATGCCCTTGTCCCAGATTATCTGCCCATCCTTGAAGAAATTCAAGTCAATCGCGCACCGCTTGAGGTGAATGGAATTAAGGGTTTTGGAGCGCCCTGTCTTGACGTAGATGGCTTGCTGTTCGGGTGTGCGGGCAAGTTCACCCCCAGTCACCATAAAGCCCTGTTCTGTGGCGTATTGAATTAGCTTGCAGGCGTCCAGCAGAAAAGCGGCTTGTTCTTGGCTAAGGCTCATTCTTTATCCTTTCTGCGCATCTCCATGACCTTCTCAACGGTGCGGCCACCAAAGTAAGCGGTCATCACCAGCATTCCCCACTGGCCCAGCAGATTGACGTAAGACTCGGAGATTTTGTAGCCATAACCATCAAGCAGGGCAAAGATCAGATACGCAGTCAGTAAGTACACCAGAGTGCCGGGGCGAACGTTTTTGGACAGCCAAGAGTCCGAAACCATATCAGCTTGCCAACGCTTAGACACGTTATCTTCTTGGTTGGCTTGGGCTTTGAGCAACGCTTGCAGTTCTTCTTGCTCAATGCGGGCTTTCTCAATACCCAATTCAAGCAGGCGCTCTTCATGGTCGTATTGAAGTTGGCGCAGCTTGGCAACTTCGGCATCGGTTGGGTTGTCGGAAATCTTTACACCAAGAACGTTCTCAACAACTTCTTTGCCTTTTGCTTGAATCGCAGAAGACAAAAGGCCCAGACCATTCTGAGCCAATGTACCAAGGAGCGTTGCAACAATTGGAATCATTTTTTCCCCATTTTTTCGCGTTCTTCAAGCAGTCTGACTTTGACCTGCAACTCGTTGATATGCAGCATCAATGCTTCTTTCTGGGTCGCTCTACGTTCCGCTGAAATTGGGCTATCTGTCGGGACACCTTCTTTAGTAATCAAGGCAGGCATAGCGCCCTCGATTCGTGTTAATCGCGTAGAGAAGTCATTAACTTGACCTAAGAGCCAAGCAAGGGACGCCACAATGATAGGTATTACCGCTTTGAGTACATCAGCCCAATTCATATTACACCTCCGCCATTACATCCGCAGTAATACAAGCAGTTGAGTTCTCCCGGTCAATAGATAGGAATCCTTGGCACACGATGTTGTAGTCCACGCCGTTAGCGTCTTTCTCGCTCTTGATGGGCACCGAGATGTCCAAGTTTTTGAACAGGTACTCTTTGCCGTTCTCAAAGACGCGCCAGACGTGATCCATTGAACCGCGCCCTGCTTGGCCTCGGCTTTTGTTGAACCTGATCTGGTACGTGTTCATACGATTTCAGCCGCAGGTATTGGGCACGCAGCGGGCGGAGCCATGATTACAGTCAGGTTGAAATGCACAAACTTGATTGGCTTTTCTGCGGCATGGCGCGTGAACGAATGAGACAACCACGAATTGGCAAAGATCATCATGCCGGGTTTGGGGGTGAAGTTGATCATCTTGCTGGCTGCGGTTGCCAAACCCATGTCTTGTTCAGGCAGGTCAATCTGCACCTTGGCAGCGCGTGGGTCGTGAAACACTACGCGAGAGCAATCTTCTGGGGTCTCAAGGAAGTAAAAGCCCACAATCTGTGAGCCAAACCCGTGAACGTGCGCGTCCATTGCAGAGTGCTTGTGGTGCTCTTGGGTCCACATCTCCGTGAACTGCACCGCCTTGTCCTGCATGGCGTAGCCCTGCTCATTGAGAATGTTCCAAGCCGTTGCGCCAACAAACTCCGAAAACCCAGCCATGCGTGGGTCGCCAAAGTAGTTCTGCGTCATATAGACGGGATAGATTTCGTTGAGCGATTGCGTCTTGCGGGACTCAACCAAGGCTTCTTCGGAGATAGACGAAACGGTCTCCAAAAAGTCAGGGCGCTCAATGATGTAGATTGGGCACGGAAAGTGGTGCGCAACTTGAAGTTGCGTTTGCAGGACAACTTCGGCTACCGACTCGGCAGCTTTACACACTTTTTTGACTGACTTCTTGGTAGCTGTTTTGACCATGTTTCTTCCTTGTTGGTTGGGCGGTCAGTTTACAACTTGAACCCATTGCCAAGCAAGGAAATCGAACTTGTATTGATTTTCATCAACAGGACGGGCAGGAGCCTCTTTCCAGTTTGCATCTGCACCACACCAAAACACCAGCTTGCCTTCTACGGGTTCAGGGCGCGGGACTGGGGGCTGCATTGTGCAAGTAGCCTCATCCAAAGTCCAAGCAGACCAATTCTCAGCCTGCTCACGGGTGTTGAACGCATCACGGGTTAATTGTTGTTTAGCTGCTTTCTCTTCGGCAGTCATTTCACGCACTGTCCACACGTCAGTCCAAACACCATCTACCTTGGCATAGACGGGTTCAGTGGAAGCCACCGTCTGGTAGGTGCCCGGTATAGGGCGCTCGATGCGAGTGAACGGTTCCCAGTGTTCAGGGACTGCGCCAAACGCTTGGATGAGGTTGTCCTCAAAAGCAGGGTGGTTCTTAATTACGCCGTTTTCTGTTTCGATGTAAAGATTCATTTATTACTCCAATTGAGTTATAGGGTCGTTTTGTCCGCCAAATATTTCTGTTACTTGGCCGTCTAAATCCCGCAGGGCAAACACACAGTAGTAAACCGTATCGGCTTGTAATGAGGTAATTTTATGCTCATGCTCTTTGCGAATAACGATAAACGTGGGCGCAGTAAATTCTTTTATGGGGTGGCCTTCAATTTCAACGCTTACACGCCCTGCGGCTAAAAGCGTTACGTGATCAAACGTGTGTTTGTGACCCCCATAAGAATCCCCAACACACTCGTGGACATGTTGTTTGACCCAAATATTGCCAAAATAACCAAGCACTATTTCTTTCATGGCAATACTACTACAGGCGTTACTTCTACCCAAGACAAAGTTGCTTCACTCCAATAGTACGATTTACCGTCAGTAGGCATTGGTACGGGAGCCTCAAAAGTACAACGGTCTTCGTTGAAAACCCACGACACAAATCGTTTACCGATTTCAAGAGTAGGCCATGCTTCTTTTGTTGTTCTTTGTTTCTCTAGCTTTTCGGCCTCAGTAAATTGCCGCTTTGCCCACACGTCCGTAACAATGCCGTCTACCATTTCATAGGAACACTCAAGAGTTTCGTATGGGCCAAGAATCATGTCGGTTGGAACTTCAAGCCGGGTAAACCTAGCCAACCAATCAGGAAGTTCATTAAGGTTGAGTTCCGGGTGGACCTGTAAAAGATTGGCTTCTAAAATTGGATGTTCAAATGGTTGCCCATTTTTAAGCCTAATGTAAAAATTCATGGTTACGCACCTACGTTAGTTGATGGGAAGGATGGAGTTCCACGGATACCTCCAGTACACCAAACGATACGAACGGCACCGCCACGGCCTATACCGTTTGCAATACCCGGCCCCGTTCTGGACATACCACGAGCGCCGCCGTAAAGACCGCCGTTACCAGCTACTACGCCGCTTCGGGCTGTTCCATTACCGCCGCCAGAACCACCGCCTCCACCACCGCCTCCAGCCGAACCACCAGCGCCGTTAGCGCCTGCGCCATATAGCCCAACACCGCCACCGCCACCACCTGTTTCAGTATAAGGAGGGCCACCAATATACCAACTTCCGCCGCCGCCACCGCCGCCGCCAGTTCCAGCAGTGCCGGGAGAACATGTGCCGCTGCCGCAACCGCCACTACCGGTATACCCACCTGCCCCACCACCAGCAGTAATTCCAGCCCCACCGCCATTACCGCCGCCTGTTCCAGTGTAAGTACCGCCGTTGAAACTGGATGTTGAAGCAGCGCCGCCTTTGACGACGGAAACAGAACAAAAATATGAATCAGTACCCGAATATGCCGCGCCTACAACCACTGTGTAAGAGTTACCGGGCGTAACTGATTGCGCGTTTTTAAACCCTAAACCTCCACCTCCTGCTGACGGTCCGGCTGAAGATGAACCATTGCCGCCCGAAGGGCCAACAGCAAGAACTGCTATTGAAGTGACCCCGGTTGGGGCTAACCAAGAGTATGTGCCCGGTGTTGTATAAGTAGCGCAAGTTGCAACAGGTACAGTAATGCTGTTAGATGCCACACTGGCAGGTCCCGTACCCGCGCCATTTGTTGCCGCGACTACAAACGTATACGCGGTTCCGTTGGTAAGCCCAGTAACCGTGATTGGGGATGCCCCAGTGCCAGTGATGCTACCGGGCGAAGATGTAGCCGTGTACGCCGTAATTGCTGCACTACCCGTATCGGAAGGCGCTGTATATGCAACAGTCGCGGTACCCGACCCTGCGGCCCCAGCCGTAGCTGTACCAATCGTAGGAGCGCCGGGGCTTCTAGGCCAGATACCTTGTTTGGTGTAACCCTGTGCTTGGTCAAGCGTCCAGATACCCTTGGCTACCGAAGTTGTTGGAGCCGTTGGGTTTTGAGTAATGATGCCACCGGGGAATTGTTGAATACTCATTTACAAGTTTCCTGTACAAGTAGATGGGAATGAGCGGGTGTTGCCGGGCCAAATAATACGCACAGCGCCACCAGCGCCGGGTCGAAAACAGCCTCCAACGCCACCGCCTCCTCCGTAACTGCCCCCGGTACCGCTGCTGGCTGGGTTTCCCCCAGAGCCGCCTTTTCCTTGCGGGCAACCGCTATTCCCGCCAGCGCCGTTGGAGCCTTGACCTAATATGCCGACACCCCCACCCCCTCCGGAAGGGCTAAAACAAAATATATCAGAACCGCCGCCGCCGCCGCCACCGCCCGCGCCCGCTTGTCCGGCAGTAAAACCAAAACCTGTTTTACCCTCACCACCAGTTCCAGCGTACCCACCGGCACCGCTTCCCGCATTACCTGTGCCCCCGCAGACGTACGCTCCTCCGTTGCCGCCACCGTCACCTGTAAATGTACCGCCAAGTTTTGAGATGCCGCCAAGACCTGCACCGCCGCCGCCTCCTTTAACGGTTCCACTGCTATTGAAATAACTATCCGTGCCCCCGTGCGGGGGTGAGGCTCCAGCACCGCCGCTGCCCACTACCACCGTATAGGAAGAACCAGAGCTAACAGAAACGTTATTTTTGTAACCAAGACCGCCGCCAGCCCCCCGGCCTCCACCGCCACCGCCAACCGCGACAACAGAAACAGAGGTTATTCCAGCGGGCGCAACCCATGAATATGAACCGGGTGTTATATAAGCCTGTTGACCCACGAGGGTAGCAGGAACTGCGGAATTAGACGCCGCACTACATGGGCCATACCCAGTAGCATTAGTTGCTTTGACTTTAAACGTGTATGAAGTACCAGTAGTTAAACCAGTCACAACCAAAGGCGAAGACGCGCCTGTTTGAGTAAAACAACCGGGGGTTGAGGTAGCTAAATACCCAGTCACACTTGCAGGAAAGCCAGTACAAGTGGGGGCGGTAAAAGCAACCGAGATCGAAGTGGGGCCTGCGTTTGTAGCCGTACCAATCGTAGGTGCACCGGGCGTTGCGGGCCATGTA